GTCTTTCAAGGTTACTCACGTTATCTTTACTATTAACCTTTATTCATGCGTCTACCAATTCCGCCACCTGACTATATTACTTTTTATATTGTTGTTCTGATTTAAAGGTTTCATTGTAGTATTCATCTGCTGAATTAAAATCACCTTTAGTTAATGAATTTAACCAAGCATCTTTTATCTGCTCTTTCTCCATTTCTAAGGCTTGTTTAATTTTTAAATCAATATATGAAGTATATGCATTTTCTTCAATGTAGTTTAATTCTTTTTCCAACCATTCTACTGCTGTTTGTTTCATTGTTCTGATTTAAAGGTTTATTTATTACGAGATACCCTGATCCAAAATTTATTTACTTTGTGTAATCCTAATTGTGAATTTAATTTTCTTGTTTCTTTATTTTGCATTCTATCAGGTGTTACAACCCATACATCATTATTCCCATCAACTATCTTTATGTCTTGATTATGTAAATATTCTGAAATGTCCTTCATAGCAATTCTGGCTACATAATTATTTTTTGGTTTCATATCATTTCTATTTAATTAATGTGGCAACTTTTACCACTTATCCTTTATCTTTTTGTTTTGCTATACCTCGCCAAATGTGTTTCAAATTTGTAGTTTTGGCGAAGTATAATCTTTCTTAAATATATTCAAGGTATAGTTCTTCTTGCTTTTGACAGCACTGTATATCTTGTCTTCTATTCCACCTTTCGAAAAGATCCAGTACACCTTATTGTACATCCGATCAATTGTTGTCATACGATCCCTAGCCTGCCAGTAAGACACTGCGCTAAAGTCTATGTTGTAGAATACCAAGTACTTAGCACTCTTAAGGCTTATGCCCTCACGACCAGATACGATCTGTAGAGCTATCGACTTATCTGTTGCATTGAATTCATCTAGGTCAGACGTAAGATTGTCTGGACCAAATGTTTCCATTAGTGCATCTAACTCAGCCTTAAATTTGTAGAAGATGCCGATCTTAGTGCCTGAGAATCTGTCCCTTATGAACTCAGCCTTGGAGTAGTCTATAACCATCCTGTTCTCACTCTCAAACTTCACGGTGCCACTCCACAGCTGGTGTAACTTCTGCATCAACTTCACTGGGGTGTCTCCAAGTATTACCTCTTTCGACCCATCCACAACCAGGTCACGCTCCAGTCTCTTCACAATCATCTTTGTCCAATCGCTCATCTCCACGTACAATACCTCCTCGTCAATGTCAGTGCTGAATCCAGCCTCCTTTTGAGTGTACGATATGACGTAGCTAGATATGGCTCCCATTATCTTTGTCTCGTTTCCCTTTGAGTACTCATTTATCATCAGCCCATTGATCTTCCTCTGGAACTTATGGACGTAGTCATCTGCCCATCGATAGAAGTTGATGTAATGCCTAAATGGGTTCATCGGGTGTACGTAGAACTGATGGTATATCTGAGAGTAAGACTCTGGAGTCAGTGTGCCTGTCATTAGTATCAACCTGCAACCGCTGTTTAAACTTACCAACTGCCTAACCTGTTTCGCCCTTAAGCTTGGCTTAGGGAAGGCAGACATGGTGTGTGACTCATCGCATATTATAAAGTCGTAATGAGTTTGTTTTACCTTGTGTATGCTCTCGTAGTTGGTAATGGTAATGTCAAATGGTGGGCGCATGGTGTCGTAGTCAGACTGTATGGATGATATAGCCTTCTTCTTTGTTAAGAACAACACGTTATTAGCTCCAGATAGCCTACACACCTCCATGGATGTGTAGGTCTTACCAAGTCTAACCTCCATCGCTAGGCATAGTATTTTGTGCCTAGCTATGATGTCTGCACCCCTTATTGATATATCTACCTGATATGGTCTTAGGTTCATATGCTTAAAAGTTTAGTTCTGTGTTCACATCTTTCTTGGCGATGAACTCTACCATCTTTCCCATTGCATTTCTAAATATCCTTGGCTTCTCTCCAAACTTAAAGTTTCCATATGAGTCGAGCCACTTGTAGAACTTGTTGTGGGATATCTTGTATCGTCCATAGTTTCCGTAGTCGGGGTACTCACCAACAAAGTTATTATATATGTTCTGACCTATAGTTATCGACCCAAGCCTTGTGTCTACATTGTCATCAGCTGTTACCCATTCCCAAAAGTCAGTGCTGGTCTCTGCTATAAACTTGCGTGTCTTTAGGTTCATGAACTGACTCTTTATCAGCCCACTAGACAGGTATGTCTGTATGTTTTTGATCATGTAGTTGTCAAACTTAGTCCACTCAGTATTGCTCCATCCAGAGAACAACATGTGACCAAACTCACTCTCAGGAGTAAACGATTTGTTGTAGTACTGCTTGAACTCTAGGTCCCACTTACGCCTCTCGAACGAGTTGCCTGCACCCTTGATCGCATAGTTTGTCGTTATGACAATCTTTGGTGCGTCCTCAAATGGGATGTGTATCTCGTCCTTGTTCTTCTTCTCTAGGGTTATACCCTCAGTAATTATACTGAACAACCTCTCGAAGTCAAAGTTCTTACTAACGTCATCAAATACTAGTGTCTGCGTGTCTACCTGCACCCGTTGATATGGGAAAGACTTCTGGAAGCTAAACCCCTTGCCGTCTATTATCACCATCTTTTTCATGTGGCTGATAGACTTTACAAAGATTCCCTTGCCCGTGCCACCCTCTGGGTTGTCACTTATCACCTCGTCATTAAGTATGACCGCAGGACAATAGCTCGCTGGCTTGTGGCTGTGCATAAGGTATCCCAGTGTAGACTCCATAGACCTCATCCTCTCAGTGCTACCACCAGATATGTTCTTTATAAAGGTGTTGAACTCACATATATCGCTTGGCGATTTTATGAAGTTACGTCCGATCTTCTGCTTCTCCCACACGTATCCGTTTAGCTCCCTGTAGTCTATTATATCTACATCGTCCTTGGTGACCTTTACAGCACAGTTGTTGTAGTATATATATGAATCGTCTACCGTGTCTACCATGAACATTGGCTCTACCTTTGACACATAGTTTAAGAACGTCTCTTGGAAGAACTTGGTGTTAACAGCAAAGAAGTTGTACACAGACATGTCGTCAATACCCAGCAGGTACTCAAGAACAAAGTCCTTTATCATCTCCTCGTTTACGTCAGATATGGTGTTGTCAAGCACCCTAACAAATACAAAGTTATTTGACTCAGCTGGGTAGTACTTGTAGAACCCATTGATTCTCAGGTACTCTCTAAACAGGTGAGGCACCAGATCAATCTTGCCCTTGCTTGTCTTTGTCCAGAATGTATTGCTGTCAGCTGTCTCGATCAAGTAGTCGATAACGTCTACATTATGATTGGCCTTGACCTCCTTCTCTGGTATACCCTTCTTAAGGTCGTTCTTTATGTTGGTTGTCTTGTCTATGTCCTCGTAGAACTTTGTCCCGTGTGATGCAATGTTCCTATACGCTGACCACACAATCGTGCCTATCTCCTTCTCCATGTCCCCATCGTCATACGACATCAATACAGACTTGGCCTCCTCTTGTGGTATGCCAAACTCATTTAATGCTGACGCTAGTATGAACAGGTTGTTGTTCCTCTGTCCCTTGACCATTCCGTAGCTCTTGTTCCACCAGATGGTGAGCCTACGTGTTATCTCGTTTGTGTCGTTTATAACGATCTTTGGCCTTACGTATGCAACGTCAGACGAGTCAGAGTCCATCTCTGTCCACGTAGACGACAGCTCATTTACGTATATGTTCTCGTCATATGACTCGTAGCACACACGTGAAATATTTTTACAGCTCACGTCAAACTCATCACAATCATAATATTTTTTAAGTGCAGAGAAGTATTTCTTGTGGTTCATCGGGTCTTTTGGTATGCTTACCAATACCTTTAGTCCATCACCAGATGGTGACGTGAACACACAGTAGCTGTACTTATCAGCCATTAACTCCTCCCTCTTGTTGTACAGGTCTTGCTCATTTTTAAATCCGTCAAAGTCTATGCATATAAATCCGCTGTGCTCTATGATCGCATTGTCTGATCGCCTGCTGAATGTACCAGAGAAACATATCGCTGGTAATTTCTTCTTCTTCTCGTTCCTCTCGTCCTTGTTAGATGAATTCCTTACAGCCATCACCTTGTCCTTAGAGGAACCATTTCTTATCCTATCGATTGCCATTGAGACATCCTTGTAGAACGGCTCAGATGTATCGTTTATACTTCTGAAGTAAGTTATCATTTGCTTAGTTCTTTTTTTAGCTTGGTTAGGTATAGTATGTTGTCCATCTGCTCCTCTATGGCGTGGTCTATCCACTCAGTGACAGACAAATCATCTCTGTCCATAGTGTTGTTATACTTCTTAATCCCCTTGATCGATCTTTCTTTGAATCGAAAAATTACAGAGTCGACTATAGTGTCAACCTGACCGTGTGTTGAGTTTGAATACCACATATACATTAAAATTAAATTGATTACTTAAAAAAGAGGGTAGGCCATCCATAACTGCCTACCCAGAGTTTTTCCAAAAATGGTTGGCTAACCACAGAACCCTAACTGTACCTATGAAGTGAAGTCAGGACAGGAATCGAACCTGTATACTCCGACTTAAAATGTCGGGCTTTACCATTAAGCCACCTGACTTATTAATCTAATTAAAAGGGCAGGTCTGCGTCAGTGTCGTTTGCGTCACCTACAGCAATAGCTGGCTCTGGCATCTTAGCCCCCTCGATCGCCTCTACTCTCCACGCCTCTAAGTTGTTGAAGTACTTGCCTTGGTACTCACGTCCTCTGATACGAAAACATACCTCAACCTCTTGACCCTCAGCGATTTGATCTAACTTTTCGCAGTTGTTCTGCGTCAGCTGAAATGAAATATCTTGTGGATACTTCTCGTCAGGCTCGTTCAATACAAACTCTCGCTTTTGGAATTTGTCTGTGATCTTAACCGTGTCGTTGATCACCTTCATCACCCCCCTCATTTTAAATTCACTCATTTGTTTTTTGATTTTAGTAAATTATGATACTCATTTGCATACTTCTCGGCAGCAGCTAGCCGTTTGTCCATCTTGACAATATCATCGCTCGTAAGCTTTACAGGTACTATAGTAGCCCTAAGTTCATCTTCTAAGTCCTCCATGTAGTGCAGGCTGTCGTCCTCGTACTCTGGCTTCAACTCCTCTGGAGTGGTTGTCAATATGAACGCAACCTCACCGTCTGACCAGTCATCGCCAGTCATCTTAGTCAACATGTAGAGGTAGTGTTTTACTTGCCACTCATAGTTGCTATTGTATGCCTTATTAACCGTCTTGGGAAATGTCTTCTTCGACCATGAGGACTTCAAGTCGATCACCTTTCTATTATCAAAATCAACAATGTCTGGGTGACCACCAGATATGCCATGCTTCAGCTCGTAGAAATGGTCGAACCCCTCCTGCTTATGGTAGCTCGTAAAGAAGATACGATTATATATCTCGCACGACTCTGACTCCACGTCCCATCCCTTCTGTGTCTTTGGGTTGGAGAAGTTCTCCTCGTACTTGTACACCTGCTGATCGATGATGTCCTCGATAAGTCCCTTGGCACCAGCACTTAGCTCTACCGAGTCCTTCTTTAACTCCAGCTTGTCACGCTCTCTTGCCTGTGCCTCTGTCAACTTTATCTTCGACTTTAGCTCAATAAGTTTTGTAAACTGGATGTCTGTCAGTCCGTCGTCGCCCAAAAATAATGGTGCGCATGACGATGATCTAATTCTTAATTTCATTTAGTATCTCCATTTGTTCGTTAGTAATTGTGTACGCCTTCTTGATCTTGTCAATGGTCGTTCTGCCAGACTCCAGTGCCTCAACGGCCTTTGTCATCTGGTCAGCTGTTAGTGTTGGTAGCTCCTTCTTTGGCAAAGGTCGGACGCTAAATCGTAGCGCATCAACCAATCCCTGTGGACTCTTTACCTTCTCTGTCATCATTACTATCTGCTTGCCTACGTAGTCTTCTGCGTTGAATGAGCTGAAGAATGTCTCTAGTCGCTTGAAGTTTGACCTGTTGCATATCATTGGCTTGTCAAATTCTTTTAGCTTCACGAAGACCTTGTCCTCCTTGCCCATCTCTCCGACAAATACGTCTTGGTATATGCGATCGATAGTTACAACCTTTGGCTCGTATTTGCCATTCACCTCCAAGTCCCACGATCCTAGGTACTTGTTGTCTTTCATTAGATTTCTCCAGTGTGCCATATATATTTATTTAATTAGGGGGTTACAAAGATTATAAAATTTCGCTTAACAGCAATGAATATTTCTCTTTTTTTATTAACAATTTTTGTTTTCGTTCTGTAAGCTCTTCAACGTTGTACAGGTCAGAGTCCATCTCAGCATAGCGTATCAAAGACTCTACCTTCTTAATCTTCCTGTCGCAAACGTCTACGTTTAGGTTGTAGCAACCTGCCAGCCAGCCGTTGTTCTCGAACAAGAGCATCTGAAAGTCAGTTATCTTCTCGTACTTATCGCTGGATGTCATCGTGTTCATTATCTCAATGCGATTGTCAAAGTCAAACAGCTCTATCTTAACCCCGTGGTCTACATACCACGAGCTGTATCCCGTTCGGTAGATCTTATCTTCCGATGTCAGGTCGTTCCATGCTTTATTTTGGGACATACTCATATATTATTTTGCCGAAGCCAGTGAATTTTGAATACACATTGTCCTTGTGAATGACAGCTACGTTGTACCCACCCTCCTTGTTTTTGTGACAAAAGAATAGGTATACCCTGTCTGGATTCTTTAGGTCATCCCAGTATATATATATTGGAACCTCAGAATGTTTTTCAACAATTACAGAGTTTATGTCTATGCCATTGTTTTCAATTACACGCATAGATATATCTAGTGCATCATTTAATTTTTTTACCTTGGTGATAAATAAATCTTCACCTTTTTCATAGCTAACCGAGTCTAATCCCTCGAAGTTTTGTGCGAATGATGTTATCGTTATCCCTAAGAATAACATCGTTGTTTTAAGTTTTCTCATTTTATATTTAATTTAAGTTACTAATTCTCCAAATGCAATAATCATTGTGTATACAAGGAATACAGACGATACCATGGCTATTACCATGAATGAAAGTACTATGAATCTGTACCTTATAAACTTTAATGGAAGCCAACACGATAGCGTGAAGACTGTCAACGATATTAAAAAATTTGTCATGTCTTAAGTTTTAGTGAACCTTGGACTGCACCCAAGGAGTATGCTAGGGCGGAAGCCCTTCTCTTTTATCTTGTAAATCTTAATCGTGTCATCTACTATCTCATCGAACACCTTCTCCTCTATCTCGTAGTCCATGTATGGTATCACCTTCTGACCCATCTCGTTGGTCTCTGCATTATTAAACAGCTCGTCAAACGATGCAGGTGGTGTTGAGTGTGCATATAGCTGTCGGTAGCAGTGCATGATCGCTGTGTCTATATTTTTTTGTCTCATATATCTAGTTCTAGTTTATCGATTAGTATTAGTAGTGTTGTGTACTTTGTCTGTAGTCTCTGAGTGCTCGGGTCTTTGCATCCAAATTCAGATACCATCTCGTCGAACTCATCCTTTAGCTCTAGCATGTAGGCAAGGATTGTTTGTGTCATCTCTTCTTTGTCCATCTGTCTTTAGTTTAATAGTCCATGCCATAATCAGCTAGGTCTAGTGGTGAAATACCTCCGCTCTCTAATATGTCAATTAGCCCGTGAAATTGTTTTGCTCCATCAAGTCCCATGTCGTTCATATCCTTTATGAATCGATTTGCGTGCTCGTTGCAGTAGTCAACTGCATCATTGATTGTTGTTTCTTCTGTCATCTTTTCTCGTTTTTTTATAGTCAATAATAAATCCAATCGCCACAATTATATTCATACCGCATGACATTAGTATCTCGTGGATGTCAGCGTACACATTCATTGATAGGTGTACGTGACCCACCATCCAAAAAGGTATGGATAAGTTTTGGCTCACCCATACCAGTAGATACCTTACAAAGTGTTTCACTGCTTGACAACAAAGTCAAACGCAGATGTGCTACCTGTCATTTTGAACTCATACGTCGCCTCTCCACACGTCCTGTCATTTACCCTTACCTTTACCAATGAAGCTGACTTGAAGCTTGATAACATATTGCTTGTCCGTAGGTCGTCTACAAAGAACACTGTCTCGTGGTCTTCTGTCACATAACAATCTACTAGATTGTATTTTTGGTATGCCCCGTTAACCAAGAATGATATGTCTATATCGACAACCTTCTCACAAACGTAGACACCATCCATGTAAAATGATATCGCATTGTTGTAGTTCTCAAGCTTTATCCAATTCATCTTAGTAATGTCGGTGTACGCTACCTTGTATATCGGATCAAACCCATTGTTAATCGTCTTGTTTATCCATTGTGCACTTGCTGTATAGCTTAGTGCTAATCCCATTGTCATTAATACAGTTTTCATGTTTTTGTTTTTAGTTTAATTATTATTAAATTCTTCTATTAAAAATTGGACGACCGATGGCTCTATCGATGTGATGACCGCTCCGATGTCAGTAAAGAACATCTCGAAAAAATGCGTCGCATCTGCCTCGCTGTTCGCCCATACCTTGTCTACATACCTATCCCTCCCGAATACAATGTAGTTGATTTTATATGCCCTCATAACTTGCAAATATATATAATGTTACCGCTGTCGCCAAACTTTTTTAAGGCCTCAGCGTAGCTTAGTGCGTCTACGTTCACTCCCGAACATAGGTTCTTCGATATCTCGAAGCAGATGTGGTAGGTCGTCATAGCTCTAGCTCTATTTGGTTTATAACTTGATACTCGTAGTCAACGTCGTTGTTGTACGGGTATGCCTGTATGATGTAGTTTAGCCACTCCTTCTCGTTCTT